CTGTGACTACGTCCGAGAAGTCGAAGTCGTTGATCGCATCGTTGACTGCTTCGCTGATTTGATTGTCGAAGTCGTGGTCCTCCACCGCGCTTGTTGCGATGTCTGTGATCGCGTCCTCGCTGATGTGGTACTCGTCATCGACATGATTAGCGATAGCCGCTTCAACAACCTCTGCGACGATCTCTTTGACTTGTTGTTTGAAGCCCTCGTCAATAGCTCGCATGGTAGTGTGGTTGACCATGATGCTACTGACTTGGTCGATGACGATGTCGCGGATGTAGTTGTCAACGAGCGCCATGAGCGTGGTCATCAGCGCCGCTGTTGGCTGAGTGACTTGAGGGACTGTTGGTGTTTGAACTGTTGATGTGGTTTGTTCCATGATAAATCTCCAAAAATTAAAAACGAATAAAAAGATGCGGACAGTTTGTCCGCGAGTTAAAAAAAGAAAGAATGACCGTTCTCTGTATATTGCGTTGTGTTAGTCCGCCCTTGGTGAATAAAAAGCTGTACAAATAAACCACAAGCCCCACCCTAGCGAGGTCGAGTAGTCGCCGATGAACCAACATCCAATACATATCAATACGAAATCAAGCATCATGGCCTCCAATAAAACAAATCCAATACCAAAACGATGACGCCCAAGAGCATCACCACTCTTTCTAACTTCTCCCATTTACTGTGCATATCAATCTCCTTTCTTCTCAAATTCTTTGATGAGGGCGTCGAGCCATCGGTGTCGGTAGGCTTGTACTTGTTTGTGATATGCGTTATGCCCTTGCTTTATGCGGTATCCCACGTTGGCCTCCAACCATCGCCCAACAGAAACATGCGGGCCGAGCCTCGCCGTGACAAGCGCCGTTGCAGTTCTCATGGCTTTCTGCGTAATGTGTTCATCGTAGTGCGCCTTGCGAATCGAGTCGCAGATATACACTCGCAGTACTGGGTCATGGATGTATCTAGCCCACCCCCCTGTACCATCCCATAGGTATCGCTTGGCCGCGCGCAGTGCGCCACTTGTTGTGTTTACTTTCTTCATCTTGCTTTCTCCTTGAGTTGTTGCGGACAAACTGTCCGCGAGTTATGCCCCTTCGGGGCGGTATTTAATTAAGAGTGGGACGTGTGAGTGCTTAAAGGTTGGGGGCAGGACTGCCCACATCTCTCTCAGTCTTGCAAAGACTTCAGGTTCTATGTAGTCCGCCCACCTTGAAGATACTGGGCGGCGTGGGTTGGTCATGTGGTCTAGTTCCACGAGGTTTTTCTCCCGCCTCAGTAGCTCGCCGTATTCTTGGTAGAAGTTGGCCTTGTCCACGTAGCCCTTGTCGTAGGCGTACTCCCATATCTTTCTGGCGCTGATGATCTCGCGGGTGATGGGCGCTAACGCCTCCTTCAACTCCGCCCTCCATACCTTGAGCCACCGCTTGCGGGCAGACATCGCCTGCTTGTTGCGCTCATCTTGGGCTTGCTTTTCTCTGAGGTGTTTGGCCATGAGTGCGTTCATGTCCCCGCTTTGCACCTTGTTGTGTATCTCCTTGGCACTGAGCTTTGTCGTTGGTTTGCGCTTTGGACGACAAGCTTTGCAGTTCTTGGATTCGAGGGTCATCCGCACATTGCCTGCTCTACCCCACGCTTTTGACTGCGCATAGGTGGCAAGGTAGGTGAAATGATTGAGAGGGTGCGACTCCCCACATTTCGCACAGATTTTGTTTTGCATACTTTCTCCTTACAGTTTGGGGCTAACTGGCCCACTTGTGTCCCGAGCATACCCACCACTCTCCAAAGTGGTCCAAAAAAAGATGACCACCTGAAACCCGCATGAACACTGGGGTTGACTTGCATTTGACCACAATACCCACCATTTTTCAAGAACTATTAGGCAAACTTGAAAACAAGGATAAAAAGACACACCCACGTTCATGTAAATATATATATCTAAATGAAAATTGTATTTATATATATAGGTATTGTGGACGTGGACATTGTGAACGCTAGTATCCATGCGGGTTGCGCGACGCCCATGAGGGTGTCCAGTCTTGTCAACTGGTGGGTATGTGCGAAAATACAACACTTTTACCTCACTTCTCCACAATACGTTGTGGAGAGATGGATGCGGACAGATTGTCCGCGAGTTAGAGGAGGCGGAGTTGCTTGGACTGGCGCTTGATGGATTCCCATTCGTCCATGCCTTCGAGCGCACGTTGCTCACGTAGCTTTGCCTTGTGCGCCATGAGTGCTTTGTGGTTGCGCTTGCCAAGCTCGACCATCTCCACGTATTGTTGGCGTAGCTCTTTCATTTGAGAGAGGGCGTAGTGTTTGTTCTTGTTTGATTTGCTCATGATTATTCTCCTGTGATGATTAACATGATTTGTGTGCCGAGCACGAATGACCCGCCAAGTGTGAGCAAGGCGAATAGGGGAACAACGCCATGTTCATTCATGCCCCACAAGCCGCCGATGATGGAGGCTACGAGTGAGATGGACAGGACGATGTGTGATAAGACTGCTGAGGGTTTCATGCTGTACTCCGATTGACAAGAAATGAAACAGCGGGCAGACCTCGCCCGCTGACCTTACGGAAAAAACTCACGGACAAGTTGTCCGCATCAGGCTTTGAGTTGCATTGTTGTGAAGCGACGCTTCTCACTTGCGCTCAAGGCTTTCCACTTCTTGAACAATGCCTCGACTGGGTCAGTCTTGTTGGCAGTAGCTTTGGGAGTCTTGGGCTTGGGTGCGTCAGCTTTGGGGTAGCACACTTCCAACACTCGGTTCATCGCACGCTCAGCCGCTGAGTCACGCTTGGCAAACGTCGCACCACGTTGCCCCTGCTTGATAGCCTCGCCATGTTTCTTGGCCGCCCACTCCATCGCAAAGGGCTTAGCCTCAGCACGAGAGGCGATGCCCAACTCCATCAGCCTCACGGCAAAACTGGCGGACGATTTGTCCGCATCATTGAACACAGCAAACACGGCAACACGATTGAATGACTTAGTCATGATAAATATCTCCAAAAGAAAAAAGCCTCGCAGACGGGCGAGGCAACCTCTCGGCTAGGCAATCCCCAACCGATGCATCTAGTATACCACAATGCGTTTCTGAAAACCCTTGACAATCTCCCTTTTGGCTGTGAGCTCAACCCCACCCATCCCCCACCACCCCGTTTTGGCGTGGCCTGCTCCATGTGGCGTGAACACTGTTTCGTAACCGCAAATCAAATTTTAAAAAATCCGGAATCACAATACTGTACAAAAACACAGCACCCCCAAAAAATTTTATAAAAATTTGGAAAAACCTCGTGGCAAAAAAAAGCCCCGGAGGATTAAGCCGGGGCGAAGAGGCAATGCAAACTCACCTCAAGGAGAAGCAATGATGAACAAAGTGTTGCACCAGTGCCGAAAAGGAGTGTACACTCCCGCCAACGAGGATGCAACCGAAAAGGACTCCTGCGCATGTTAGATCACTTGGTGCATTTTGAACCTGAGGTCACCTCTCGGGATGGTTTTGTAAAACTGGACGACGCGTCGCCCAGTGATGTTCTGTCGGCGCAAGTTGCTACAGAGCAGTGGTTAGCTGAGTTAGGTGTAGACGATGACAAGACTGTTGCGAACCAGCAACAGACGCAAGCAGCGCGAAAAGCGTTTAACGCGGTTACCACAAACGCCGACACCACTGAACAAAAAGCCAGTCTTGCAGAACTCAAGACCCCAGCGGCAGTACGCCACCTGACGGGCATGTTGGCTGCATACGACTGGCAGTTCATTGAAATGGCGCAGCAGCTGCGCGGCTACACAGTTGCAAAAATACTGGAGGAGACAAAGTCTCCCAACGCCAACGTACGTCTCAAAGCTTTGATTGCACTGGGCAAAGTCACAGAAGTGGGGCTGTTCACTGAGCAAATCGAGGTCAAGAAGGTTGAGATGTCCGACGCTGAAGTTGAGCAGCGCATCAAGGACAAGCTAGCCAAGTTCATGGGCGTCATCGACGTGGTCGATGTAGCTGAGAAAGAAGAACCTGCCCCCGAAGAAAGTGAAGATGGACCTCAATAAGTTCACAACACTGAGCAAAGTTGAACTGGAAGCGGTACAGAAGGCGCTTCCGCACATGAGTCTTCACGACAAGATTGAATTGCTGGACGATTTAGAAGTGCGCGAGCGCCGCGCTCGCTTGTCCGCTGCTAAAACAAACATGTTGGGCTTTGCCCAAGCGGTCTACCCCGGATTTAAGATCGGACCGCACCACCGCAAGCTTGCTAAAATCTTCACAGACGTTGTGGAAGGCAAGAAAAAACGGGTCATTATCAACATCGCGCCACGTATGGGTAAGTCTGAGTTCAGCTCTTACCTGTTTCCTGCCTATTTTTTAGGCAAATACCCCAACAAGAAGATCATCATGGGCACGCACACTGCGGGTCTGTCGGAGGACTTCGGTCGGCGCGTGCGTAACTTGATCGACTCGGAGGAATATCGTGAAGTTTTCCCTCAAACGTTGGTGGCGGACGACCAAAAGGCTGCTGGTAAGTGGTCTACAAGTGCTGGTGGTCAGTATTATGCTGCTGGTGTCGGCGGCGCTCTTGCTGGTCGCGGTGCTGACCTGTTCGTTATTGATGATCCTCATTCGGAACAAGACGTTAAGTCAAATAGTCGACTGGCTTTTGATACCGCATGGTCGTGGTTCCAGACGGGCCCGCTACAACGTCTGATGCCGGGCGGGGCGATCATAGTCATTATGACGCGGTGGTCGCTCTTGGACCTGACGGGGCGCTTGGTTGAGTACCAAGCGAGGAATCCAGAGGCGGTGCCGTGGGAGATTGTGGAGCTGCCAGCCATCCTGCACGAAGACACAGAGGAAGAGAAGTCGCTTTGGCCAGAGCAGTGGCCGCTGGCTTCTTTGAAAGCTACAAAAGCTTCGCTTGACCCCCGGTATTGGAACGCGCAGTACATGCAGCAGCCAACTTCCGAGAACTCTGCCATCGTGAGCCGTAAGATGTGGCGGATCTGGGAGGGCGACGAGCCGCCAACGTGTGAATACATCATCCAGTCATGGGACACAGCCTTTGAGACGAAGAACAATTCCGACTACAGCGCCTGCACAACGTGGGGAATTTTCTACAACGAAGAAGAAAACGATACGCCCCAGCTCATCTTGCTCGACGCCTTCAAAGACAGGATGGCGTTTCCCGAGTTAAAAACCGTCGCCCTCAAGCACTACAAAGAGTGGGAGCCTGATGCTTTCATTGTTGAGAAGAAAGCGGCGGGAGCGCCGTTGATCCAAGAGTTGCGCAACATGGGCATACCTGTGCAAGAGTTCTCCCCCAGCCGTGGCAACGACAAGATGGTTCGTGTCAATGCAGTTGCGGATTTATTCAGCAGTGGTAAAGTCTGGGCACCGGACACCCGCTGGGCACGCGAGGTAATTGAAGAGATGGCGGCTTTCCCTGTGGGCGAGCACGACGACTTCGTGGATACGACAACACAGGCGCTGCTGCGCTTCAGGCAAGGCGGCTTTATTTCTTTGGATACGGACGAGCAAGACGAACCTCAATTCTTCCGCCGTAAGAAGTACGAATACTACTAGGAACACACATGGCAACGAACATCGACAAAGCGCTTTTCCAACAACCGGTTGGCATCGAAGAGCTGGCGCAAGACGAATCCCCCATTGAGATTGAAATCGTTGATCCCGAAGAAGTCACGATTGGTCTAGACGGCATGGAGCTTCAGATTGGCAAAGAAGCGCCAGAGGAAGAAGGCTTCAGTGACAACTTGGCCGAGTACATAGACGATGGTGCCTTGCAGTCGCTGGCTGGCGACTTGGTGTCGGACATTGACAACGACAAGGGCTCACGCAAAGAGTGGGAGAAGACTTACGTTGATGGTCTGAAGCTTTTGGGCCTGCAGATTGAGGAGCGCACGGAGCCATGGCAAGGCGCGTGTGGTGTGTTCCATCCGATGATTACTGAGGCTGTTGTTCGCTTCCAAGCCGAGACAATCACTGAGACGTTCCCTGCACAGGGCCCTGTGCGTACAAAGATCTTGGGTAAAGAAACTCCTGAGAACAAAGAGATCGCGGTCAATGTCGAGGATGACATGAACTACGAGCTGACCGAGAACATGGTCGAGTACCGGGCTGAGCATGAGCGCATGCTCTGGTCGCTGCCTGCTACGGGTTCAGCTTTCAAGAAGGTCTACTACGACCCGTCGCTTGGCCGTCAAGTGTCCATGTTCATCCCAGCAGAAGACATGTTGCTGCCTTACGGCGCGACAGATCTGGACACTTGCCACCGCGTCACACACGTCATGCGTAAGACAAGGAACGAGATCATCAAGCTTCAGCAAGCTGGGTTCTATCTCGACATCGACTTGCCTGATGCGCCCAAGGATCGCACAGACATTCAGAAAGCCAAGGACAAAGAGACAGGTTTCAACGACCTGAACGACGACCGCTACACCATCTATGAGTGCCACGTGGACTTGAACCTCGACGGTTACGAGGACATGACTGAGGATGGTGAAGAGACCGGCATCATGTTGCCGTACGTTGTAACCATCATTAAGGGCACAAATGACATTCTGTCCATTCGCCGCAACTGGAAGGAAGACGATGAGCTCAGACTCAAGCGCCAACACTTTGTACACTACCAATATATCCCCGGATTCGGAGCTTATGGTTTTGGACTCTTCCACCTTATCGGCGGTTTTGCCAAGTCAGCCACAAGCCTTATGCGTCAACTGGTTGACGCAGGAACGTTATCTAATCTTCCCGGTGGTCTCAAATCCAGAGGGCTTCGGATTAAAGGTGATGACACGCCGATTGCCCCGGGAGAATGGCGCGACGTAGACGTAGCGTCCGGCAACATCCGCGACAGCATCCTGCCTCTGCCCTACAAGGAGCCAAGCGCTACGCTGTTCAACTTGATGCAGACCATCGTTGATGAAGGCCGTCGCTTTGCCGCGACTGCTGACATGAAGGTGTCTGACATGTCTGCGCAGGCTCCTGTGGGAACCACGCTTGCGTTGCTTGAGCGCCAGCTCAAGGTGATGACGGCTGTTCAGGCCCGTGTGCACTTTGCTTTGAAGCAAGAGTTGAAGTTGCTCAAGGACATCATCCGCGACTACACCGACGAAGACTACACATACGACCCTGAGTACGGCAGCCGCAAAGCGAAGAAAGCCGACTACGACAAGGTGGACGTGATCCCCGTGTCAGATCCAAACGCAGCCACTATGAGCCAACGCGTGATCCAGTACCAAGCTGTGATCCAGATGGCGCAGATGGCTCCGGACATTTACAACTTGCCAGAGTTGCACCGTGGCATGCTCAACGTGTTGGGCATCAAGAACGCGGAGAAACTGGTACCCATTGAGGACGATATGAAACCTATCGACCCAGTGCAAGAAAACCAAAACGCATTAACTGGCAAACCCATGAAGGCGTTTATCCATCAGGATCACACTGCGCACATTCAAGTGCACATGATGCTGTTGCAAGACCCAATGATCCAGCAGTTCATTGGGCAAAACCCACAAGCTCCCAAAATCATGGGCGCGATTACTGCCCACATTGCAGAGCACGTTGGCTATCAGATGCGTCAGAAGATCGAGCAGCAGCTTGGAATGCCGCTTCCTCCAGAAGACACAAAGTTGCCACCAGAAATCGAGATCGCTTTGTCCGGCATGATGGCGCAGGCTGCACAACAAGTGCTCCAGCAAGATCAGGCACAGGCTGCACAAGCACAAGCCCAGCAGCAGATGCAGGACCCAGTTATCCAAATGCAGCAGCAAGAGTTGCAAATTAGAGCGCAGGAAGTTCAACTCAAAGCGCAGAAGATTGCTACCGATGCCGCCGCCGCAGCAGACAAGCTGGAGCTGGACAAAGAAAAAGTCAAAGGTCAGTTGGAATTGGAATCACTGCGCGTTGGTGCACAAATCAACGAAAGCAAAGCCAAACAACAGTTCGAGCAAGAGCGAGCCGGTGTCCAGCTTGGAGCCGAGATCGCAAAAAACCAGAAGCAAATGGACTTGCAGGCGCGTACTACAGCAATGCAGCACGCAACTCAAAATCGACAGAAAGGCAAACCAACTAAATGATCCAAGACTTCGCACACGTATTGCGCGACAAAATACGTACTGACATGAACAACTACGCCGACGACTTGGCTGGGGGTGCGTGTCGTTCCTTTGAGGAATACCAAAAACTCTGCGGGATTATTTCGGGTCTAGCTCTCGCAGAGCGTTATCTACTTGACCTGCTTGAGAAAGTCGAAAAATCAAATGAGTGAACTCATTCTGCCTCCCGGTATTTCGTTGCCGCCACATATTCAACCAATGGATAAACCAGAGGAAGAAGATGACAACGAGACAAAAGCAGGTGCACTGCCCACCCCAACAGGTTGGAAGTTGCTCTGTGTCGTGCCTGAAGTTGAAGCAAAGATTGCAGGAACAACACTGGATCTCGTGAGAGATACCGCCACACTGCGCCAAGAAGAGCACGCCACCACGGTGTTGTTTGTATTGCGCGTAGGCCCCGATGCGTACAAAGACACCGCCAAGTTCCCCAACGGAGCATGGTGTAAAGAAGGCGACTTCGTGCTTGTCCGCACATACTCCGGCACAAGATTCAAGATCTTTGGCAAGGAGTTCCGTCTCATCAACGACGACCAAGTTGATGCTGTTGTGCTAGACCCTCGCGGTTTGACCCGCGCTTGAAAGGAAGAAAATGGCTGAACCATACAAGTTCCCAGATGAAATTGAAGATAAGAACCCCCCTGAAATTGAAATTGAGATTGATGACGGTGGGGAAGTAGCGATTGAAATCGAGGACGACACCCCTCCGCAAGACAGAGGCCGCAAGCCTTTGGACAAGGAAGTTGCCGATCCCACAGACGAAGAAATCGAGACTTACTCTGACAAGGTCAAGACACGTATTAAAGAGCTGACTCACGCCCGTCATGACGAGCGCCGTGTCAAAGAAGCCACGATGCGTGAGAAACAAGAGCTGGAGCGTCTAGCACAGCAGTTGATTGAGGAGAACAAACGCCTCAAACAAAACGTCTACACAGGACAAGAAGCCATCATTGAAGGTGCGAAGTCAAAAGCCGAGGCAGAACTGGCTATGGCGCGTCGCAAACTCAAGGAAGCACAAGAGTCCTACGACACCGACGCAATCATTGCCGCTCAAGAAGAGGTGATGGACGCGAAGATTAAAGTTGAACAAACAAAAAATTATCGTCCTGCCCCTTTACAGGAAGAAAAATTTGAGGTACAAACGCCCCAAGCCCAACCTTCACGGGTTGAGCCCGACGAAAAGACTCTGCGCTGGCAGGCAAAAAACCAGTGGTTCGGGCAACAAGGGTTTGAGGAATACACCAGCTACGCACTAGGGCTGCA